ATGCACGCGGGCCCCAATGCCTTCGAATCGGTGCGCCCGCGCGGTGCCGATGCCGCGCGCAGTGCTTCTGCGCACCGGCCCGAGCTGCCTGCCGGCAGGGTGCTGCTGTTCAATTGCAGAGGGCTGCGCACCGTGGGGCTGGCTCCGCGGGCGCAGGGCGCCATCTGCATCGAGAGCCGGGCCCAGTCCCAGGCCAGCCTGGACAAGAGCCGCCGCATTGCGCGCGACTGGAGGCAGTGATGCCGGTGCCGGCTGCCCATTCACCCACCACCGCCATCGAGCGGCTCACGCCCCGGGCGCTGCAGGCGGCAGCGCAGTGGGCCGCGGCGCAGCACATCCCCCTGGTGGAGGCCAACCACCATGAGGCGGGCTCGGACCTGTGGGCGCAGTTCAATGCGGCCTATGGTGCATGCGCGGCGGCGACGGCGCCCACGCACGCAGGGCGCCCACGCCAGCCGTGCCATTCCCGCCGCCTGGAGCAGGAGGCCGCTTGAGCCACAGCAGCAAACCCCCCGCCGATGTGGTCAATGCCGCAGGCCTGCCTGCGCCGCTGACTTCGCCCGCGTGCGACCTGAGCGACTTCCAGTACATGGAGCTCGACGTGCGGCGCCTGCGCGACTCGAAGTTCGCGGCCGCTGCCGAGGGCGAGGCGTTTCGCGCGGGCATTCTGCTGTGGTGCGCGGCCTGGCACCAGGTGCCCGCGGCCTCGCTGCCCGACGACGATGTGGAGCTGGCCAACCTGGCCGGCTACGGCCGCGTGCTCAAGGAATGGAAGAAGGTGCGCGCCGCCGCGCTGCACGGCTTTGTGAAGTGCGCGGACGGGCGCCTGTACCACCCGGTGGTGGCAGAGAAGGCCATTGCGGCCTTTGCCGCCAAGGAGAAGTACGCGTACGAAAAATTCTGCGACCGCCTGCGCAAGGAGAACGCCAAGCGCGCCAAGGAGGGCAAGCCGCCGCTCCACGTGCCCACCCAGGCGCAGTGGAAATCCGGCGCCCACCCGCACGGCATGGCGGCCAGGGGCGGGGAATGCCTGCCGCAGGGGGATGGCCTTGCGGCGCCGGGCGGGGATTTTCCGGCGGAAAGTGGCCACCCGTCCGCTGGTTTTCCGGCGGAAACCGGCCTTAAAGGGAACAGAACGGAACGGAGCCGAGAACGAGATGGAGATGGAGATGGAGATGGAGATGGAGAGAGAACAGAACCTTCTCAAGACACCGTTACTGGCGTAACGGGCTGCGCCGCCGTGCTGGAGCCCCCCAGCCTGCTCGGCGATGTTCCTGCCGATGGGTCTGCCAGTGCGCCTGCACAGGGGCGGGGCGCAACGCCGGCCGAGATGACGCGCGACGAGCTGTGGTCGGTGGGCAAGTCGCTGCTGCAGCAGGCCGGCATGCCCAAGGCGCAGTGCGGCAGCTTCGTGGGCCGGCTGTGCAAGGACTACGGCAACGACATCGTGGTCGACGCGGTGCGCGCCACCTGCGTGGCCCGCCCGGTGGACCCGGCCGAGTACCTCAAGGCCATCTGCATGCGCGCCGCAGGGCAGCGTGGCGGCGGCCCCGCTGCAGGCGGCCATGCCCCGGCCATCCACGCGCCGGCCAACCGGCAGGAAGCGCTGGAGCTGCGCAACCGCAGCGTGGCCGATGCCTGGGCGGCCGAGGTGCCCGGGGCCGCCGAGCAGTCACCGACACCCCACCACCCACCCGCCCATGGAAAGGAGCCAGCCCATGCAGCCCTCTGAACGCGCCCCGTTTGCGCAACTGGTCACCGACGTGCTCGCCTACTACCGGCAGGACGCCAGCCGCTTCGTGCTGGACCTGTGGTGGGGCGCGTGCCAGCCGTTCGAGCTCTCGCAGATCCGCCAGGCCATGCAGCGCCATGCGACAGATGCCGAGCACGGCCGCTTTGCGCCGCGCGTGGCCGACGTGGTGCGCATCCTTGCCGGCACGGCGGCCGACCGTGCGGCCCTGGCCTGGGGCAAGACGCTGGAGGCCATGGGCAGCGTGGGTGCCTACACCGACGTGGTGTTCGACGACCCCGCCATCCACGCCACCGTGGTGGACCTGGGCGGCTGGCCCAAGGTGTGCCGCACGGACCTCAGCGAGCTGGGCTACCTGCAGCACCGCTTTTGCGAAAGCCACCGCGCCTACACCGGGCGCGGCAGCTTCGACTACCCGCGCTGCCTGGGCGGCGACCGCAGCCCCGACAGCGAGTACGCCAAGGTCGGCCTGCCCCCGCCGCGCATCGCATTCATTGGCAATGCGGAGCGCGCGCGCCTGGTCTATGACGGCGGCAGCGCGGCCGGCAAGACGGCGGTGCGCTTTCACACGCTGCAGGCCCTTGCGGCAGCGCCGCGTGATGCAACTCACGCGTCCTCGGCAGCACCGCGTGCCGCAACACCTTTGCCTTCGGCTTTGCAGCGTACCCCGCAGCGCGCCCTGGCCTCCACGGGCGCCAGCCCGGTGCAACCACGGCCCGGCGCATTGCGCACCGCGCCCGTGGCGCGCCGGCCCGGCTACCACCAGGGCGCCGCCAACCCACCACTGAACACCACCGCAGAAAGGACGTACCACCCATGAAAGCCATGCTCGTCAAATCCCCCGAAGGCCTGCGCGGCAGCACCCCGGCCGACCAGGACGCCTGGGCCCGCTTTGCGCGCAAGCTCGAAGTGATGAAACCCGGCACCTGTCTGCGCATGGAATGGAGCCGTCCGCGCAACGGCCCGCACCACCGGCGCCTGTTCGCGCTGCTGCAGGTGGTGGCAGAAAGTACCGAGGTCTATGACACCCCGGAAAAAGCCCTGGTGGCCGTGAAGCTGGCCGCCGGCTATTGCGACGATGCCATCGACCCGCGCACCGGCAACACCGTCCCGGTGCTGCGCTCGATTCGCTATGAGGCCATGGACCAGAAGACCTTCGAGCGCTTCTACGCGGCAGCGTTCGATGCGGTGCTGCAGGTCATCCTGCCGGCCATGGACCGCGCCACCCTGCAGCGCTTGATCGCCATGGTCGAGGAGGGCTGGGCATGAACGCCGCGCCGTTGGCTGCCGCGCACCCAGGCACCGGCGCCGGGGTCTGCGCCCTGCTGCGCAGCGGTGGGCCAGGGCAGCCGTGCCCCGCATGCCAGGCAGCGCAGACCCGCGCCCACAGCCCCCTGTTTCGCGCCCACTGCCACGGCTGCAAGGTGCGCGCGCTGGCGCAGGGCCCGCAGTTCTGGCGCTCGGTGAAAGAGGGTGCCCACACCGATGCCTACCAGGGCGAGCTGGCCGCCGTGTTCGGCGCGGCCCGCGCCGCCGCCGGCCATGCCGTGGTGCTGGCGGAGTACCGGCGCCTGAGGGCCCTGCAGGACAACGCCGCGCGCTGCGGGGTGCTGCCGCGCGACCCGCGCAGCCATGCCACCGGTGGCAGCGACATCGATACCCACAACAACCATCCAGGACGACCATGCTGATGACCGACCACCATACCAACCACCACCACCGCACCGTGGAAGAGGCCTACACCCGTGCGGGCACATCGTCCTCCAACCTCAAGGTGGACCCGGATCGCCGCGGCGACGCCGACGTGCTGATTGCCGCCGGCTGGTCGCCCGGCATGCTGGGCGGCGCGCTGATGCGCCTGCGCGGCGAGTGGGACAGCGCCGCACTGCCGCGCCACGGCGATCTGGGCGCCGACGCCCCGCAACTGCTGGGCCGCCTGCGGTCGCTGGGCCAGGTGCTCAGCGCCGTGGAGCGCTGGGCCGCCGCCAAAGGCCTGGCCGATGCGCGCACCCTGGCGCGCAGCTGCGTGTGCTACTGGCTCGACCCCACCTGCCACGCGTGCCTGGGCCGCGGCAGCTCGCTGGTGCCCGGCACCCCCCTGCTGGGCCGCGTGTGCAAGGCCTGCGGCGGCACCCGCAAGGCGGTCGAACCCATGGGCCAGGACGGGCGCCGCCTGCTCAACCTGATCGACGATTGCGTGGCCCGCCGGCACCAGTCGATGAAAAAACGCTTGCATGCCACCAAGGACCGGGGTTAAAATTGCAGCCGACGATTGCAAGAAATGTAGACAAGCCATTTTCTCGCACGTCGCCCCTTCGTTGATTGCCCGCAGCCACAGCCTGGCCCTTGCCTGTAGCGACTGCGGTAGACAGTAAAGGGCAACGCTCGTCCAGAGATTTCATGCGGATTCGAAATCCGTACCAGCCAGTCCCGCATGGTGTGCCCTGCGGGACTTTTTTTATGGGCGATTTCTTCGCCTGGGCCCCCCCGCACCGCCACCCACCGCACCAGCCGCAGCAGCGGCTTTTTTTGCGCCCGCCTTCGCTGTCAGAGCGCCTGAACCCGCAAGGAGTACCCCGCCATGCACACCACCACCACCAACGACACCATCGAGGCCCTGGGCGCCACCGGCAGCAAGGCCATTGCCACCGGCGCCGGGCTCACCAGCTTTGGCTGGCTCACCTCCAACGAATTCCTGGGCCTGGTCGGCGCGGCCGTGGCCATCGCGGGCCTGGCCGTCACCTGGTACTACAAGCGCGAGGCCAACCGCCGCCAGGCGCGCGAGCATGCGCTGCGCATGGCGCGCCTGCGCCAGGGGCTGGGCGAGGAGAGCGAGCTGGGCGAGCAAGGGGCCGAAGAATGAACGCCACCCCTTCTGCCGGCGCCGACCGCGCCTTGCGCTACATCCCCCACCTGGTCGGCTCCCTCGCGCTGGCCAGCGCCGCGGTGCTCACCTTTCTTGGACAGTGGGAGCCCGACGTGCGCGACCCCGGGCTGGTGTATGCCGACGCGCTGGCGGGTGGGCTGCCCACGGTGTGCAAGGGCATCACGCGGCATGTGACCCGCACGCCGGTGGTCGTGGGCCAGCGCTGGACGCCTGCGCGCTGCGCGCAGGAAGAGGGCGCCGCCATCGAGGCGCTGCAGCTGCGCCTGGCCCGGTGCTTCACGCGGCTGCCGCCGCAGAGCGTGTTCGACATGGCCACCAGCCATGCCTGGAACAACGGCGTGGGCAACACCTGCGCCAGCCAGGCCATGGTGGCGTGGAATGCGGGCGACTGGGCGCTGGGCTGCTGGCGGCTGGGCGTGTCCGACAGTGGCAAGCCCGTGTGGAGCTATGTGCGCACGGGTCGCATGCTGCCCGATGGCAAGCCCGAGATGCGCTTTGTGCAGGGCCTGGCCAACCGGCGTGCGGCAGAGACTGCCGCATGCCTGCAGGGGCTGGAGGCACGGCCATGACTGCTGTGGTGGATATCGTCCTGGGCATGGTGCTGCTGACCATGCCGCCCACGCCCCAGCCGGTGACCTACACGGCCACATCGGGTGCGACCACGCTGGGCTACAGCAGCGTGGCCGGCTGGGTGCCTGCGCAGCAGTGCTTCAACCGCTGCCGCACCACCGCGAACGAGCCAGTGATGCTGCTGCGCGGCGAGCTGTCGCTGGCGGACATGGCGGGCCTGGGCATCGTGGTTCGCCGCGACGGTGTGCCCGTGCTGTCGTTCTGGCGCTTCTTCGGCAATGTGCCTGTGGCCTATGTGGAAGGGGGGCGGTAGTGGCACCGCTGCTCATCACCCACACCGCTGCGGCCGTGCTCGGCGCGGCCTTGGCCGCCACCGCAGCCTGGCAGGTGCAGGACTGGCGCCTGGGTGGCCAGATCACCAGCCTGCAGGCCACCCATGCCACCGAGCGCGCACGCGCCAGCCAAGCCGCATGGGCGGCAGAGCGCGCTACCTCCATTAAGTACCAAGGAGCCCTCAATGTTGCACGTACCCGTGAAGCCACTTTGCAGCGCGATGCTGCCCGCGCTCGCGCTCTGTCTGACGGCCTGCGCGAGCAAGCCGCCGACGCCGCCCGCCGCATTGCCCATGGCGCTGCCCCCGCCGCCGTCGCTGAGTACGCCACTGCCGTCGGTGAGCTATTCGCTGACTGCAGCCGAAGCTATCAAAGCCTGGCGCGCCAGGCAGATGGCCACGCGGCTGATGCAAGAGCCCTCCGCGACGCCTGGCCCGTGAAGGATGGCAATCCTTCTGGTGATACCAACGGTATGTGACGCAGTGCAGGTCTCTGCTCCAGAGCGGCTACAAAGCCCAGCGAAGCGGTTCTGGCTAGGCGCTCCGTCGCAGGCAGTACGGTAGTACGACAAGACGGAGCAACGACGCCAGAAGGGCTTTTTAGCCGCTCTCGGCTCAGCTCAGTTGCAGGCGATGGTGCCTGGTGCTCCTGCGATCGCGGCATACCGGATCTGGAACGGCTGCGCCAGGTTGATGCTCGACGGGAAGGCCGAGAACACGGCCTGCTTCTGCGTGGGCGAGGCGATGGTGCCGACGCCCGACCAGCCGCCCTGGGGCGTGAAGAGGGCGGTGCCGGCGTCGTAGGTGTACTGCGACACGGCCACCGAGGTGGTGCCCTGCACGAAGAAGAAGCTGCCGCTCAGAAAGCCCGGGTTGCCCGATGCGGCCGTGAGCAGCATGGTGACCTTCTGCGTCTCGGGGTTCACACCGAAGTCGGCCAGCAGCATGCCGTTGGCGTTGTTCGCCAGCGCGCCGGCGCAGGTGCGCGATGCGGCCGACACGTTGGCCACCTTCACCGTGTAGGTGCTGGTGATGGTCTTCCCCTGCAGCAGCACGCTGGCGGTGAACACGGCGTTCACGTCGGCCGTCTGGCTGGCGGCCAGGAACACGCCCTGCGGCGTGATGGTGCCTGCCGAGGCGGGCACCACGCTCCACACGGCCACGGTGGGGGTGGTGCTGCCATCGGCATTGCGCACGGCGGCAGACAGAGTGATGGTGCCGGCCTCGTTCACCGTGGTCGGGCCCGAGATCTGCAACTGGGCTGCGGCGCTGGCGGCCACGGCCTGGGGTACGAAGTGCAGGGACTGCGGGTCCCACTTGAAGGTGACATCCCACTCGCCCGCGCCGGGCACCTTCAGGCGCTTGACGGTGAACGTGTCGACCGCATCGGTCTGGTAGCCGGACTGGGTGAGGTCGATGTCGATCGCCGCCGAGGCGGACATCGACAAGGTGGTGGCCGCAATGGCGGCGCAAATGGCTTTGAGCTGGGTTGGTGCCTTCATGAACGATCCCTTGTTATGTGATTTTTGGCGGCTGATCGTAACGGGCGAAGCCCTGTGCGCCGCTGCGCTGTCGTATTTGCGCCAAGCAGGCAAAGCCCTGGCGGGGCCCCGGCTGCGGGGCGCTTTCTTCTGCCTGCGCCGTGGCATGCCATCACTCCACAACCCAGTACCGGCGCTGCCTGCAGGGCCACAGCCAAGTTGCCGTGCCGCCACCGTGGCAAGCGCGCCAAGCCCCTTCAACCCTTGAGTTCTGCCCATGCAAGCACACACGCAGTTACACCTTTGTACCCACCTGCACAGCGCCGCAGGTGCCATGGCCCTGACCATGCCCACGCGCACCATCACCAGCATCCGTGCCGGCGGCCTCAAGTCGCGCGTGGAAAAGCTACTGCACAGCCAGGCCGGCCAGCCGCTCACGCTGGGCGAGATCGGCGCCGCGCTGGACCTGCCCAAGACCTCCCACCCCGAGATCAGCAGCTGCCTGGCCAAGCTGCGCGAGGCGGGCACCGTGCAGTCTGCCCCCGGCCCCGCATCGAGCGCGCGCGGGCGGCGCCAGGTGCAGCGCTACAGCATCCTGCTGCGGCGCGTGGGGGGCGATGTGCGCGTGTCGGAGATGGATGCGCGCCGAGCACTTGCAATGGCCCGCTGATTGCCCACCAGGAGACTTGCCCATGGACGTTGAACACCACAGCGAAGAAGACCTGCACCTCATCGAACTGCAGGCCCCGGGCAGCGCGCCCCTGCACGCCGGTGTGTCCGCATCGGGCCTGGTCTACCTGCGTGGCGACCTGCACCCGCTGGGCAGCGCCACGGCCCTCATCAAGGCCGCGCGCGAGCACGTGCCCTATGCGGCGCTGGGCGCGGTGAACGTGCTCTTTCCGGCCGACTGGCTGCGTGGCGAATGCCAGCACGATGCCGACCGCCTGCGCGTGATTGCTGCGATGGAGCGCTTGGTGCGCGGGGCGGGGGCGGCATGACCGGGGAAGTTGCCCAAACCCCTGGTGCCATGATGCGTGTCGACCCCATTTTCCCCATCGACCCCGCCGATCAGCAACTGCAGTTCACGCTGATGGCGGCCGATGGCCAGACTGGCAAGGCCGCCGCCCCAGCAGCAACCCCGCAGGCCGCGCGGCCCGGCCGCGCTCCGCGGCTGAGGGCGGTGGCGAGCGCTGTGTCCGACCCGCAGGCGGCAGGCCGCCCACCCGGCCTGGGCGTGGCACCCGGCCCCACACCGGGCGACAGCGTCACCCAGGACATGGTGGTGCGCGAACTCGCTGGCATCGCCTTCTTCGACATCCGCAAGCTCTTCAACGATGACGGCAGCCTCAAGCGCGTGCAGGACCTCGACGGCGCCACCGCTGCGGCCATCGCCTCCATCGAGGTGGTGGAGATCGGCCCCGGCGGCCAGCTGGAGCTGGGCAAGAAGTTCAAGTCGCCCGAAAAGCTCAAGGCGCTGGACCTGCTGGGCACGCACCTGGGCATGTTCGCCAAGAAGGCCGACGACGCGCCCGACCCCTTGCGCAAGGCCCTGGCCCAGATGCCCGCTGACCGGGCCGAGGGCATGCTGGCGGCGCTGGAGCTGGTGAAGTCGATCAAGGGGAAGTCGCACGGTGCCACCTGACATGAAGTGCCTGCCTCACCTTCCCGAGGCCCTGGCCCACGCCTCCATCGAAGAGATCGAGGCCCTCGAAGCCCTGCTGCGCGACAAGCTCGCCGGCTGGCGCATGCGCCGCTTCTTTCAGGACGAAGGCCCCCTGCGCCGCGCGCTGTATGCGCGGCACCTGGCTTTCTTCAAGGCCGGCGCCACGCACCGCGAGCGCTGCTTCATGGCCGGCAACCGCGTGGGCAAGACCATCGGCGGCGCGTACGAGACGGCCCTGCACCTCACCGGCCGCTACCCCGCCTGGTGGGAGGGCCGCCGCTTCGATGGCCCCATCCAGGCCTGGGCCGCCGGCAAGTCGCTGGAGACCACGCGCGACATCGTGCAGCTCGAACTCTACGGCCCGCCGGGCCAGCCCGGCACCGGCATGGTCCCCACCGACGACATCGCCAAGGCCCGCCCCCGCGCCGGCGCCAACGGCGCACTCGACTACCTGTGCGTGCGCCACCAGGGCGGGGGCGAATCGGTCATCGGCTTCAAGTCGTACGACCAGGGCCGCAAGGCCTTCGAGGGCACCGCGCGGCACTGGGTGTGGCTGGACGAGGAGCCGCCGGTGGCGGTGTACAACGAGTGCTTGACGCGCACCGCGACGACGCAGGGCTTGATTGCGATCACCTTCACGCCGCTGGAGGGGGCGACGGAGGTGGTGCTGGATTTCTTGACGAAGGGGGTGGTGGTTGGGGGAGATGGCGGCGCAGCAGGTGTGGCGTGATGGCTGCTCTGGGGCGTGCTGAGGCAGTACGATCACGCCCATGCGTGAATTCCAATTGCTCACCATCGCCGAATGCCGTGCCCACATTGCGCCATTGGTAGACGCGGCGTTGGGGCCACAAGGTTTTGTCAATGTGCGTCCGATGCTGTGGGTGAACAGCAGTGCCGCGCCCATTCGCCGCATCTTTGAGTATTGGCAGCTGGGCAGCGGTTTGTCGCCGCGGTGGGGCTACTCTTTCGACGCCGTGCCCCACCTGGCGGGTGGCAAGCCCAAATGGCACCGCACGGAAAAATCGGCCTTGCTCGATGCCTTTGTGGATGGCCAGGGTGCGGCGCACAACCTGTCTTGCATCTGGGGCGTGGATGGGCTGCTGACGGGCATGCTCGAGAAGGTGCACGCGGCAATCGCCCAGGCACAGGCGTTCTGGCAGGCGGCCCCCACACCTGCCCACGTCTTTGCGCAGGTGATCGAGATGGCCGAAGAGTCGAAGCAGCGCCATATGCAGCTGCCACTGCACATGGCCGCGGCCATGTGCCATGCCTTCGCGGGGCGCGAAGAGCAGGGGCGCAAGGAGCTGGCGCTCTTCATCAGCCGGGGCAAGGCCAAGGAGGAAGCGGTGCCCAAGCTGTCGGATATTTTCGAGGGGTGGCTCAAGGATGGTTACAGGCCGGGCGCTTGAAGCGCAGAGCCACGGCGCCTGATTGCATGTTCATGCCCGACCAGCCCATCCCGCCCAGCGTAAGCGCCCATGATCCCGGTGGCCGGAGGAAGCCCGCTTGGCCCGTAGATTCGCGGGTTTGCGCGCAATTTTCGGACTGCGGACGGTACCGCTATGCGCTGACTGAAGTCTGGGACGAAAAACGTCCCACCGTCATGTTCCTCTTGATGAATCCCTCTGTGGCGGGCGTGGAGCATGCCGATCCGACGCTGATCAAGACGGGCAGGCTCGCAAGGGCCTGGGGCTACGGCGGGCAATTGGTGGGAAACATGCACGCCTACCGCGTTACCGACAGCAAGCTGCTGGCTGGCGTTGACGACCCGGTAGGCCCCGGAAATGACGCGGCACTGCTGGAGATGGCGGGCGAGGCCCGGATGGTTGTGCTTGCTTATGGTTTGCCGCCAAAGACGTTGCGTCCAAGAGCCCAAGCGGTGATCCGGATGCTCGGCGAAATGGCTTCCCTCCAGTTCCTTCGATTGACCCAGGATGGCACGCCGGCCCACCCGCTCTACCTGCCCAGGGGCCTGCTTCCTCAAAACTACAGCGTCGCTTGGTAGCGCGAGGCGCTAACGCCTTGCGCTAGGTCGCTTGCCCAGCAGCAGGGCTGCCAGGCCCTGGGCCGTAGCGTTGCCTTTGGCGGCAGAAGCGCGGATGTGTTTGTGGATGGCCTCGGTCGATTCCGTGGCGGTAATGGCTCGTGCCTTCTTGGCTCCCACTTTGCCTCCTGTGGATTGTTCGGCTGGCGCAGGCGGGCTTTTCTGATTGCGCCTAGCCGCAGGCTTGGCAGGGGTATTACCTCTCTGGCTACCAGCAACTGGTCTTGGTGCGGTTGGCCCAACGGGTGTGTGCTTCGGTACCGATGGCGGCTTGCTCTTTTGGCGCAACCTGCGCACCTCGCGTTCGAGCGCCGCATGGTCTTGCAGCGGGGCGATCAAATCCGCTAGGCCATTGGCCTGGTTGATGAGCCACATGCACATCACATACGAGGCCATCGCCACGGACGGGTCGCCCCGTTCGATGCGGGCCATGGTGGGCTGCGATACGCCCAGCTTGCTGGCCCATTGCCCCTGCGTTTCGCCCCGGCGCTTGCGCGCGATGGTGATGTTCAGGCCAAGTTGCTCGATCTCGCGCAGCACTGCTGACGGGTGCTCCGAGTGAGGTGCGTTTTGTCGCGGCATTCATAGATATTAATGAAATTGCGGTTTTGTGCAAATCTATGAATAAGTCTGTTCACAGGGAGTGCGACAGGCGTGGCGAACCCAAGGCTCCCTACCGTGTGTCTACCTACTTCGCATTTTTTGGAAGCACCCCATGAGCAAAGCCATCATCCAGGCCGGCTGGAACGACGTGCCCCACCTTGACGAGAAGACCAAGCAGGAACTGGCCGAGAGCTTTCCCCCGCACGAGCGCGAGGCGCGCATGAATGGCGTGCCCGTGCTGGGCAGCGGCAAGGTGTTCCCGGTGGCCGAGGAGTCCATCGTCGTGCCGCCGTTCGCGCTGCCCACGCACTGGCCGCGCATCGTGGGCCTGGACTTCGGCTGGGACCACCCCGCCGCAGCCGCCTGGCTGGCGTGGGACCGCGACACCGACACCGTCTACGTATACGACACCTTTCGCGTGCGCGAAACCAGCGTGGCCATGCAGGCCCCGCTGATCGCCGCGCGCGGCCGCTGGATGCCCGTGGCCTGGCCGCACGATGGCCTGCAGCACGACAAGGGCAGCGGCGAACAGCTCGCCGGCCAGTACCGCACCCTGGGCGTGAATTTGCTGCCCGAGCGCGCAACCTTCGAAGACGGGAGCAACGGCCTGGAGGCCGGCATCAGCGACTTGCTCACGCGCATGCAGACCGGGCGCTTCAAGGTGTTCAGCACGTGTGGGGATTGGCTGGAGGAATGGCGGCTGTACCACCGCAAGGATGGGCTGATCGTGAAGCTGCGCGATGACCTGCAGAGCGCCACGCGGTATGGGGTGATGATGCTGCGGTTTGCGGTGGTGGAGCCGCGGGCATCAATGCTGGGGGCGGGGCGGGGTGGTGCGGCGGGCGGGGGGTATGGGGGGAGGAGAGGGGGGTATTGA